CTGTTCTACTTCTTCTTTATGGATTTTATCATAGTACATACCAAGACCAGTCTTGCGACCCATATCTCTCAACGCTTTGCCTGCTAATTTATTGCGATAAGAGTCCATTTCTCTCTCGTCTTTTTTCTTAGCTGCATTTTTCTTGAAAGATTCTTCTCCGCGATTTCTCTTTCGAACAGTGTCTTTATCACCGGTCAACTTTGCTTTAATCTTTGACCTGATATTTTTAAGAGCATATCCAAGTTCTTTGCCTGGTCTATCTAGAATTTCATCCAGCGCTTCTGCTTCTTCTTTCTTGAGGTGCTCTTTGTTGCGAAGCGCCTCGAGATCGTCGGCGTCGATATCATCCTTCGGCTCTCTGAGCTTGGCGATATCTGCCTTCGACATCTGCTTCTTCTCTTGCAAGTCTACTGCGTTGACGCCGGAGACAGAGAGCTTACGCTGCTGCTCGGCGATGAACTGTGCGTACTTATCCGCGCTCATGTCTATCTCCTATTAGATTGGTTCTGAGGTCTTCTGACCGACGATGACGATAGTGCCATTACCCGTGAGGGTGTAGCTCAGCGTAGCATTAGCCGATTCATTGAAAGTAACTCCATGACCAGCGAGATTCCAATGACCAGTGCCAGGCAGTACCGCGATCGTGTTAGAGCCGCGAGCCACTACCCACTGGCCATTTGAAGTGAAGAAGATCTGCTTGATGGCGAGACTAGTCACGTTCTCGACGGTGCTGTTCGGCGTAGCGAGATTCGCGAGAGTGATGCTGCTGTTAGTGGCAGTATCACGGATGACGACGGTGCCGTACTTTTGATTCTGAATGATAGCCATTATTTCTTGTATCCCTGATTCTTACGCATGATGCTACCAGCGGTACTCGCCCACTTGCTGCCCTTCATCTTAGATGCGGGCCACGGCTTCTCGGACTCGCGTGGCTGATTGTACTCGCCCTTCGTGATCTTTCCCTTATAAGACTTCATCAGCTTATTTAGCTCTTCACGATCCATCTTCTCAAAGATGGCCTTGTGCTCTTCAGAGAGGCTGTCATACAGCTCGATCTCTTCAGCGGTGTACTCGATCTCTTCTCTCTTCAGAGCCAGACCTAGTCCCTTGCGGCGCTTCAATCTGATCTTAGCGGCCTTCTGATGAGCCTCACTGTCAGAGTCTGTGTGACGCATCATGTGACCAGCCATCGTCTCTTGGCTGGATGAGCGCGCTACATACTTGTCTTTGAGTTTCTGAGAGATCTCGTCGATCTGCTCGATCTCTTCGTTAGTGGCCTTGACCTTAGGCTTCCTACCGAGTTCGTCAGAACCGACGATCTTCTTAAGTGCTAGCTTTACACCAGCCCTTCTCTTTTCGCCCTTGACTGGATCTCTGCGCTCTGGCCTGGCGCCCTGAACGTAGCGCTGAAGCTTGTCTCTAGTAGCCTCGTCGAAGTTCTCGACTTCTTCTTTACGCAGCTTCGGACCTGCGAGGCTGATGCCCTTGCTCTTCGTCGGGATGCTCTTCTTAGAGAGGACGTGATAGAAATTGGAGTGACTCTTCCCCATGTGATCGGCGTGATCGGCGCGCTCGATAGGCTTAAGCGAGGCGAGGTGATGTAGCGCCTTGTTGGCGTGTACACGAGGAATGTCGTGCTTGGTGTTATCTTTGAAGTGCACTTCGACGTGATTAGGATGAGTCAGCTTAGACAGCTGATCTTGAAGGTGAAGCGTATCAGCTTCTTCACCTGGCTTCAGCTTCTTTGGACGGCCCGCTTTCTTCGCTTCAGTCATGAACTGGTTGAATGTCTTTTCTGTCATCTTCTCAGTTTCCTCGTAGTGTGGTCTTTCCATCTGCGGAGTCGAGCGGTACTGCCCTCCTCTGACGGGAGCCGGGTGTTGCAAGTGCTTGGGTCTCTTATTAGACCTGGAAGCGAACGTCTGTCTCATGCCCTTCTGCAGCATATCTTCCTTGTGCTTCTTCTCGAGGTCGATCTCTGAGACCTGCTCAGAGAACTTACTCCTCAAGCGATAGCCGAAGCCTAGCGGTTGAGTAGGTCCCTCGATGGCAGAGGATGGCTTAGCACGCTCCAGACCCTCGGGTTCAGGGAACTGCTTCCGCTCCTTGTTGCCAAAGATTATATTGGCTGCCGCTTTCTTAGGGATTTTCGCCACGACGCTTCTTGCTGTAATAGATTGCCAGAGACTGCTTGATCTTCTGCTTCTTGCCCTTGGCAGTCAGCTTCTCGGGGTGCTCCATCTCCTTGCTGATGAACTCACCGGCGGTGCCCTCGTTGATCTCGCCGTACTTCTCCACGAAGGCGGCGATGGCAGCGGCGTGAGCTTCGGAGACGAGATACGAAGTACCGTCTACGTCGATCTCAAACGACTGTCTGAGAGGATTAGTTCCGGCCGGAGCCTTGACCTTCGGACGAGCAGGCTGAACGTAGGTCTTAGCGGTCTTGACACCGAGACCTGATATTGCTTGCAGTTTCTTAACTTCTGGACCGGCTACGTCGCCTTTGTCTAACTTTATGCGAGCGTCGCGACGCTGCCTAGCAGAATACGCAGGCTGTGCAGGAGCTGCCTGCTTCTGCTTCTGCTGCGCAGGAGCTGCTTGCTGCTGCGCAGGAGCGACAGCAGGCTTAAGCTTTGGTTTTGGAGGCGGCGCTAGAGATGGAGAACCTCCTCTACCCGTCTTTTCAAAAGACGGGCGTGATCCTGCGACAGGAGGTTGCGATCCAGGTTGCTGACCAGCTGGTCTCTTATCCGTAATGTTGCCGTCTTGTTGAGCCTTGAGTGTAGGACTCATCTGTGGCCTACTAATAATTTTGACATCGGGCGCCATCTGCTGCTTACTGCCCGACTTATTAGCAGTATTGAACGCAGTCTCGGCTGCTTTCTTAGCTGCCTGATCTGCCGCCAACTTGTTCGCTCCAGGCTGAGGCCTAGGAGCGATGTCACCGGATGCAGTGCGAGCTTTCAGGTTAGTCGTCGAAGGACTATCAACGGCCGAACCAAAGCGACCCTGGAATCCACGGGTGCCACGATTAGGTGTCTGGACAGTAGAAGCCGCCGCGGGTGCAGGAGGCTTGTATGTGTTCATCGTCTTGACGACTCGACCTCTTGAATTAGCTCCACCGTCACCGAAGCCAGTGAGATTCTGACCGGCTTGAAGAGGGAGAGCCGGCTTTCCAGCGTTACCCTGCAGAGTTTTCTGATATGCGTTTCCAGCCGGAGTTCCTGGCTGAGCATAGATCTCGCTTACTGTATCTTCCTTGACATCGTCAGAAGAGCAGTCCTCGCACTCGCAATCGTCTTCGTGCTCTTCTTCCTTGGCCTTGGCCTCTTCGATCTCGAGGTGCTCATTGTACTCTACGTACTTGTTGAGATCCTCGGGCGTCTGCTGGTCAGAGAGGCGAGCCTTGGCGTGATCGACGCCTCCGTTGAACATCTTCTCGTAGTCTTTGGTCTCGGAGTCTTTCTGGACGAGGTGCTTCATGCCCGAGTCCTTGATAGTGTGAAGGTCCGCGCGAAAGTTCTTCGCGTCCTTCGTCATGCCATCGGCGGTCTTCTCTTTGGCACCCTCGGTCACTACACTCCTGATGCTTTCCATTAAAGATTTAGACATCTTCGTCTCCGCTCTGCTCTGTTGGTTCTTCTTCTGCCGTGAGGTCTTCTAACTCGTCGAACAACTCGTCGGTGTCCGTCAGGTAGTCGTCGTCCTCTGGAATGTCGTACTCTACTTCGTCGCTCTCAGTAGGATCTAGTTCATAAGAACCGTCCTCTGCGTCGTCGCCGGCGTAGTTGCCGTATATCGACTGGGCCACGTCGATCTTCATACTCTGTATGGCGTCCATGGCCCTCGCGCTCATCATCGAGTCTACAGCAGCCTTCACTCCGAGTGCGTTGCCCTCCAGTGAGTGAGCAAGCAGGCTGGTCATCGTGTCGTCGTTATCATTATCCATCAATCTTCTCCTATTTATAAAACTAAATTAGCCAGTCTTAGGCTGCTTCGGCGGAATAGGAGGAACTTGTCCTCCCTGAGACACATTATCTGTAGGCAATGGATTACCTTGCTCGTCTGTCTGACCTTGATCGAGTTCTTGTGACATGCCGTCTGGACCTGCCTCAGGCATCGGCGGATTGAAGATCGGGTCGTTCTGTTCTTCGAGGATCTTTGCGCGCTGCTCATCGATCTCGTCGTCGGTCATGCGAAGCACGTTCTCTTGTACCCAGTGGTTCGAGTAGAAGGTGCCGATGTAAGGCTGCACACTCTGCAGAGTAGTGACTCGGCTGTTGATGAGCTCGGCTTCCTTGAGCTCGGTGTAGTAGTTGTCTCTGTTGTAGTCGAACCTGAGCTTCTGAGCGATTAGAGTCCAGTCATCCGGAGTGACTATGCTCTTCAGGATCAATTGCTTCTCCAGAGCCTTCAAGAACAGGGCCGAGAACTTCAAGCGCAGGCGATCGATGAACTTCGAGAACTTGACTTCGTCTCTGGTGATCTCTGCGGACCTGCCTAGGTTGAAGCCACCCTCGTTCTCCATACGCGCGAATGGCACGTTCAGGGCCTTGAACATCTTCTTCTGGAAGTAGCGAACGTCTTCGATCTCTCCGAGGTTCTGACCCGCTGGAAGAGTGGTGATCTCAGTACCCTTGCCGCCTTCGCGACGTGGCAGCCAGAAGTCCTCGAGCATCGTCATGAACTTGCGATCGTCTCTGATCTCGCCGGTCGAGGCGTCGTAGACCAGCTTATTCTTGAAGCGAGTCATGACGTCCTTGAGGTACTGCTCCGCCTTCATCTTCGGCAGGTTACCCACGTCGATGTAGAACACTCGACGCTCAGGAGCTCGACTGATCCTGTAGATCACCGTGGCATCCTCGAGAGCCTTGAGCTGGTTCAATACCTTGATTGCCTTGTGGAGGTGTGAGAGCATCATGGTATTGTGCTTATCCATCATACCCGATGGAACCATGATGATCGAGTCCTTGGCGATCTTGAAGCCGGTCACGCCAGAGGCGCCGAAGTTACCGGTGTTCATGAAGCCACGCTCGTTGAACATGTAGAACTCGATCTCTTGCTTCACGATCTGAGCGAGCGATCCCTGGTCCTTGACCTTCTGGACTTGCTTGATCTTGCGGATCTTGCGAGAGTCAATGTACCTGAGCTCCTTGATACCCTCTTCTGGCTTAGTGACGTCGATGATGACCTGGAAGAACAGGCGGCCATCGATGTACCAGCGGCGGAAGATGTCGTATCCGAGCTTATTGAATTCTAGTAGGTCGATGATGTACTCGAACTCCTGACGAATCAACTTCTTGATCTTGTCTGGCTGCTCGAGGTCGTCGAGATTGATGCTGACGATCGGCTCTTTTGGATCGTATACGATGGCCTCGTTGACGATGTCGTCGATGGCCGCGTCGACTTCTGGAAACTCCGCCATCACCCTGTACTTGGTGACTAGCTCGGCCTCGGTGCGGACGGCACCGTCCAGGTCCACATACGTACCGTATGCCCCTCCACCCTGAATGACTACCGCGCCGTCGTCGCTCTCTTTGGCGATGATCGTCGGGGTAGTATTAGCGTCGAGAGGCTTCTTACGGATCTCAAATCCAAAGAACTCTGCCATTTTATCTCCAGTATATTATGGGGAGAGCGTTAGCCCTCCCCTGTTCACTTCAATTAGCGCTGTAGAGACGAAGAGACGGTCTCGTCGAAGGCCACGCCAGGAGCGCGGGTAGTATCGACGGCCCAGTAGTCGTACTGGAAGGTGACCGAGAATTCTTCGATAGCGTCAGTCGACGACCAGTCGAGAGGGATCTCGCCAATGGCCGTCGGAAAGATGTTGTGGAACTTATACGCGCGAATCGGGGAGCCAGTCTTTGAGTACTGGGTTACCACGGCGTCGGCCGTATAAGTCTGAATGCTCCTCAGGTTGGCCCTGAGGTTGCTGATAGAGTTAGACCACTTCTCGAGCGAGTTACGGAGAGCGAAGTCCTCATCGTTGATGATGGTGACAGTCCAATCCGGGAACACGCGGTCGCCAGGGACCTTGATGAAGCGGCCGAAGTATGGTACGTTGATGAACCCGATCTGGGAAGCCGGGAGCTGAGCAGACCTCACGAAGAAGCTGCTCTTTGCGCCGAAGGATCCGTCGACGGGGCTAGAAATCTGGACCTCGAAGAGGTTGTTCCTAGCGCCGTCGAACTTTAGACGAGCTCTGAAGTCGTTGATGTTGAAAGCCATGTTAGTCTTTCTCCTATGAGCTTATCTCTATTTACTGTCTCAGGCCGATGATCTCGTTGAACGCGACACCTGTCCTGACAGCGATGAAGTTCAGCTGGATGAAGTTGATCGACCTAGCTGGCTTGATGTAGATGTCACCGACGAACTCGTTGCGATCGATGATCTCCGGGGTGTTATTGGTCTCGTCGCAGACGACTTTGAAGTCGAAGATACCACGACGACCCTGGACGTCTCTGAGGTACGGCTCGACCAAGTTCCTGAACTGCGTTCTGGTGAACGCGTCGTTGAACTCGAAGAGGGTGTACTTAGCGGCCAGCGAGATGGCCTTCTCGAGGACGATGAAGAGCCTGCGGACGTTGATGCGATCGAAGGCCGACGGCTTACCGAGTACGGTCTTGTCTCCATAGAGGAGAGTACCTGCACCCTGGATATTGATGACCGGGTTGACGTCGCTCTTGTAGAGGCTGTCACGCTCGGCCTGTGAAGGATTGTAGGCCAGCTTGACGACGTTCTTGATGATACCGCGGTTGTATCCAGCAGGAGAGAACCACGGGTCGTTGGTGTCGTCAGTGCGAGCGCAGAGACCAGCGATGTCACCATTTAGAGGCACCCAGCGATACACGTCGTTGTAACGATCGTACATGTACTTGTATCCAGAGTCGATGACTCCGTAAGAACTGCTAGTGATAGCGTTCCTGAATGCCACGACGTCGTCTACTTCCTGGTAGATGTTGTTGATGACGGCATCGTAGTTAGGAGACAAGAATGCGACGCAGTCCTTACGGTGCTCGCAGATGTTATCGATGATGTAGTTACCGAGCTGCTGGCCGCGATCTCCACCGCGAGCCTTGCCCTGGAGGACCAGGCTGATGTCTGCCTCGTTGGAGTTCATGAACTGGTCGTATGCGTCGTAGAGTACTGCCTCCTCGACGAAGTCTTCGTCTAGACCGTCCTTGCCACCGACGAAGATGTAGGTAGCAGCCTCGGTGTTGGTAGAAGAAGCTATCGCAATAGCATTAGCCGATGGAGCGTTGTCTTCGTCGTTGGCCCACCATACGTACTGAGACCCGTTATTGATCGCGTCCTTGTAGTAGATAGACGATCCCTGTTCGTCTTTTGCTTCTACGACACGAGACAGGTTAGCGAAGCGCTCCAGGATCGTGCCGGGTACACCACTGAAGAGACCCTTGTTGTCGACGACTACTGCGTGAAGAGCATCATTTGCAGCTCCATTGGCTGCATTAGGATCCTGCGCAAACAGGTTGGCTAACCAGTCAGACTGACCAGGAGCCTTGTCGAACGAGCCGAAGTACTCCCAGTAGCGATTGACAGCGCCTTCCGAGACCGCGGTCTTGATGCGAATCTTATTATTGACCGTCACGGTGAATCTAGCATCAGACTTAACGATGTAGGTACCACTATCTACGCTAGTAGTGGTGTTACTAATCACGATGTGAGAGGCGTTCTTAGAAACGACCGTGGTGCCTGCCGGAATAGAAGTTCCTTCAACTGTAGAACCGACAGTGATGGATGCGATTGGTCCGGAAGTAACTTCGATAGAAGTAGCGTTGGCCACGAAGTCGAAGGAGAAAGTAGAATTATAGAATGCGGGAGTGAAGCTGCTCTTCGCGACGATGCGGAGCATCTGCTTACCAACGGCATTATTACCTACCTCGATGAGATCGCCGACCGTCAGATCGGTATGAAGGCTGATTCCACGAGTGTTAGCCGCAGTGACGTGAGTCCCATTGGCGTAGTCAACTGGAACTACTTTGATGCTCAGAGCATTGTTGCCAATGGCACCAGTCATGAGAGAAGTTGCTGAATTCATAGTTACAGTGTTCGAAGCCAGTACGAGCGACTTATACCAGGCATCAGCACTGTCACAGACTGAGATCTTGAGAGAGTCGCCCATGTCGCCTGGATACTTGGCGATCCACTTAAGGTCGGTGTCTGCATCGAAGTCGCCGTTAGCTGACTTAGCGATGTAGTCTTTCTCGTTGAGGACGTTGCGACGTAAGAAGACGTCAGGGTCGATAGCGTTCTGATCGTCACCGGTGATGGCGATGGCCGACATCGTAGTATTCACGGAGACGTTACCGAATACTTCGGCAGTAGCGTTGACGCTGCTGTTACCGGTATTAGCGAGCGACCAAGTGCCGCCAGACTTAGTAACGGTCACAGACGCGTTGCCACTGGTGTTAGCGGCGCGGCTGACGTAGAGCCTGTTGCCGTATGCCAGGAAGCTGGCAGCGGTGAAGAAGGTCTCTGCATTCAAAGAAGTAGGCTTACCGAAGCGAGTGACGAGCTTCTGCTCGTTGTCCACTAGGACTCGTTCAGCGATCGGACCCCAACGGAAGACGCCGCCGATAGCACCCTCAGAGGTAGCAACGGCAGGGACGATAGTCGTTAGGTCGATCTCAGTTACATTTACACCTGGACTGAGTTGAGTTGGCATTATTTGTCTCCCTCTGGGAACGGTTAGTCAGATCGGATCTGAACTATTTATATTTTTCTCATTTTTGTTAGTTCGGCCAGTTCGTATTGACGTATATAGTGTCGACTATTTCCTCATTAGGAACAGTCTCCTCGTGACCGGTATTTATAAATCCGAAGGGCGTGAGCTCCTCCTCGATCATGCGAGCGTTCTCGTCGTATACCCCTCGCCTAAAGTCCACGTTAGTCATCTCCTTGTAGTAGGTCTGAGCGGTCAACCAGGCGAATAAGACGCAGCACATGACCAAGTCGTCATGACCCTCTTCGGCCTCGTACGACTTGCCGTTCAAACTGAATCTGGACATCTCTTGAATCAGCTGGTAGTCATTGACTATCAGCCTGTCTTGCTCGACCATAGTCTTCAGATTGACGCAGCCGATGGCCTTGACCACCTTGTCGGTCCTGACACCTTGCCTGGTCTTGGTCTGACCGGCGAAACCACCGGTGAGCTGTACACGCTTCTTTATCTGAGCCGTCGTCAAGATTCCGTCATATTCTAGGTCGTAGTGCAGGATGTCCACGATCTGCTGTCCAGCGTCGTTGACTTCCACGAGGATGCCGGCCCTGTTGTAGTTCATGGCAGCCTCGATGATATACTTAGGATACACCAGGACTGGCACCTTGTTGTCGCGGAACGTGGCAACTACCTCGTAGGGCATCTGAGTCACATCGAATACCACGAAGGCCGAGTAGTCTAGGCCGGCGCCGTGGCTGACGTCCACCACTGTAACATACTGGTGACCAGGCATGGGCCTCTTGTACATCTTGAACGAGGGCGAGGACTCTATAGGCAGCGCATATGACAGGGCCGCCAGCTTATTCGGATCGATCAGCGTGGCAGAAGATCCTAGGAATTCGCACCCAAATTCTACTCTAAATTGATCTGGCGAGGTATTGCGGATCTGTTGCTCGGCCCACTTCTCGTCTCTGCCAGGCACGTCTGACCAGTGAACCGAGATGCGAGTGTAGTCGTTATGACCGCGCTCCGAGTCGGTCCATATCTTATAGAACATGTTAAGGCCGTTCGGAGTCGAGGTGATCACGACCTTAGTAGTCGTACCAGACGAGATCGTCGGGTAGACCGAGCTGAAGAACTCTTCTTGAATGTGGCTCGGTACGAACGCGAACTCGTCGAGGTAGATGAGGTTCTGAGAAGTACCACGGATAGCGCTCGACGAGGTGGCGGCCGCTAGAACCTTGGATCCATTCTCCAGCTCGATGTTACCCTTATTCCACTCCACCACTCCCTGCTGGAGCCACTTCGGCAGAGCTTCATAGGATCTCTGGATGCGGGACAGGATCTCTCGAGCCTGGGCCATCTTGTTGGCCAGGATGGCTACCGAGTAGTTCTCCTTGAAGAGGATACACCAGAGGATGAAGGCAGCGGCCGTGGTCGTCTTACCGACCTGACGAGGCATCTTCGCGATGGTGAATCTGTCATTGACGAAGGAGTCGACCATCTCTTCTTGGAATGGCCAGAGCTCGAATGGTATGAAGCCGCGGTCGACGTTAACGATCTTGATGTATCTCTTGATGAAATACGTGTGATCAGCAGCACACTTCAGCCACTCGTCGATCTGTTCTTTCGTATAGGGCATCGGCACCCCGGCTCGCTTGAGCCGAGGGTTGCCTAAGTACGCGGGTAGCTTCACTCTTCACTCTTCTTCTGTAGCATGGCTTGGAGCTCAGCCGTGGAGCCCACGAACAGGTTATTCGTGACCTGCTGCTTGGTCTCTTCTTCTTTCTTAGGCTGGAGCTCGCGCTTCTTCTTGGTGAGATCGAGGAGGTCCTTATTAGTCTCTGCCATAGTCTTGATTAGATTGGCTACGACTTCATAGGCTCTGGGATGCTGACTCTGGTCGGCGATGTCCATCAGTCTGGCTATGGCCTCCTGGCCCTGACCAATGATGTCGTACATGTTCCTGCGGGCGTACTCGAAGTCGTTCTCGACTTGATCTTCCGACTGGTGAACTACTATCTCAGTCTTGGCAGGAGTAGGCTCCTGTTGGATCTCTTTCAGAGGTGTGAGATTGAGAGCATTAGCGATGGGGTCATTCACGGTTGGTCCTTTCCGGCCGGATACGAGAAGCGTTCGAATGCGAAGTCGTAGTCGTCTGTCCAACTGATCTCAGAGTAGTCTACTGACTCTGCCACGTTGGATGTCGGCTCTCCGTTGGCTCTCATTCCTGGTTGTACTGTGATAGTCTCGGCCACGAAGTAACTCGCCGTGTCGCCGATAGCAGTGTTGGTGTCTTGAGCGAGCTTGAACTTGATGTTCGTCTCGGCCTTCTTGATGATCTTGCTCTTGCGGGTCGGTCCGTAGAGGTATCCCTTCATCGTGAACTTGAGAGTCCAGACGAGAGACCTACGATCGACGAAGTTACCCTCCCACGTGTCGCTAACTTGCACGTCATTGAGCAGGGTAGGCACGTCGATCACGATCTCCGGATCGTCGATGATTCTGATAGTAGCAGTCCAGTCCGGCGTGAAGAACGGCAGGATCTGCTCCATGATCTTCGCGCCATCCTCGGCGTTCTTGACCGCGCAGTTCAGTGTGAAGTTCAAGTTGTATGGCACTGGATTGTAGTTGTACCTGGCCAGATTCTTGTTAGAGTCCGTGTTGACGATCTGATTGATCGTGTTGAGCTTACGCGTCGTGTCGTACTGCACCGAGTTCAGCTCGAAGCTCATGTAGG